TAGACAATTATACCATGCAGAACGTGCTGCTGAACTAGCTAAAAAATATGAGGGTCGGCCAACTAAACTTCAGGCGGCATTGCAACAGACTGAAGAGGCAATGGCAGCAGGAAAATTTGATGAACGCATAGATGCTTTAACCAACCCCTTATTAAATCCAGATAAGTTTAATCATATTATAGGTATAGCTAGTGATTTAAAAAAGGCAAATCCTGATCTTTGGGATAATAGTAAGACTGTAATAGATAATCTATTTGACCTAACCGTACAGAAAAAACTTACGGGTAAAGGTGTGCAAGAAATTGCAGACACGATGAATAAGTATGGCTTTTCTTTTGATGATTATGTTATGACCATAGTAGGCACTGGCTCTGAAGCAGGTAAGGTTTTAAATAAGTTATCTCAAATCCGTAGAGCTAGACCAGCAGATGAACTATATGAATCTAATAGGGCTGCTATGGCAGCAATGGATGGTTCACTTAAAAATCTCTCTCAACGAATAGAAAACATTCGTAGAGGCGGGATGGTATCTCAAATTGCTACTGCCGCAAGGAACTTAACCTCTGCTGGCATACGTATGCCGCTAGAGGCATTGCAGAACGTAGCTGAAACAGCTATGTATAATTTTCAACATACTGGTTTCAGAAAAGGATTAGGTTCGGTTGCTTCTAGTTCTACATGGAAGGGTGCCTTTAAGCCTTTTCATCATGCGTTTAGAAATCCCATAGAGGCTAAAGCATACGTTGATTTAATTTTAAATAAGAAGGAGTTAGCGCCTACCTATAATAGATTGTTTGGCAATCTTAATGAAATTCAAATGCTAACAGGTAGAGGGCAGGCTACTACTAGGACAGGTAAGGTAGTGGATAGTGTTTTATCTGTAGGCGAAGACGCTGTTATGGATTTAAATATATTCAACAGGCTACAAGAATTTACGGTTCGTAGAGCAATGTTCCTTGGTCAGTTAGAAAATTTAACAAAGAGAGAGTATGGAATTGATCTTATTGAAGCATTAAATGAAGGCAAACTAACTGGTCTTTTAAATGATTCGATGAGGCCACAGGGAAAGAGGTCTTTCCATGAACTGATTGAGGACAGTACTCGCTTGGCATTAGATGTTACATATGCCAAACAACCAGATACTAAGATGGGTAGGGCAGTTGCTAATTGGATAACCAATGCTAGCTTTGGGCCTGCTCGTGCTACTTGGGTGCTTCCTTTCCCAAGATTTATGATGAACTCCTTGGAATTAATTGGACAGTATGCGGGTGGAGCATCCATACCCTTAACTAAAAAATTCATTAGTTTGATGAAGGGGGGTAAAGCATCTTCCGCATTTGATGGCATCCCAGAAATGGGTGCAGCCCAGATTAAATTAACAACTAAAGATAGGCAGAGAATATCTCGTAATATAGCAGGGGTAGCAGCTTTTACGGCTGCATACCAGTACCGTACTATGGAAGATGCACCTGCAGATTACAAGATGATGAAGGCTAGTGATGGAACAGTAGTGGATACAACGCCTCAGTTTCCAATGAGGCAGATGCTTATGGTTGGTGAAATAGCTAAACAGGCGATGCGAGGAGATATAGGAGAGTGGTTGAGCAGGAAGAACAATCAAAAAGAATTGCTTGAAACCTTTCTAGGTACTAATATCAGGACAGGTACTGGTGCTGGCTTGATGACTGATTTGGTTGAGATGGTGGAGGGCTTAGGATTAGGAGATGTAGACAGAACAGACTTGATAGCAACGGAGAAGGCAGCTAAGACATTAGGCAGGGCTATAGGAAGCTATGCAGTGTCATGGTTGACACCCTTTGTGCAACTTAAAGAGGCACAAAGATGGTTAGGTGGTGAACACCTTCTGGGACAGGAAGGTGCAGCGGCGGAATGGGCAGGGACACGAACACAAGAATTTAAGGATGTTGCTAAAGACCCCAAATTAGATGCACCTTTCTTGGAGCAAACGGGCAGAGAAATAATGCGTCCATTACAAGCTAGAGGTTTTGGTTTAACCCCAGAGGAAGAGAGGGCATTGCCTAAACGGGTTCGTATAGGTCAACCAGATGATAAAAGAATGTTCCCCGGAATAAAAGCACTCACCGGACTATCATTCAGGAAGCGAGACTCAGCAGATATGGAGTACCTACATAATCTAGGTTATGCTGAATGGACTGAAGGTAGTAAGTCTAAAGTTCCTACTATAAAAAGATATGAAAATGCATATATACAAGGGGCATTACCTAGTATTGTCGAGATATTAAGAGAGCAAGAAGTTGATCTAAGGGCTGATTATAAAACAGCAAAGTCTGAATATAAAAAGGAAGTTACGGAAGATCAACATGTTAGAGCAGCGTTGCGGCCCCTTACTAATGATCTGCTACAAGAGGAGAGGACTGCCATAGCAGAGGCCAGTATAGCTGCGTATGAAGGCGACGACACAGCTATGGAAACATATCATGCACAGAAAAGATATCGTAGGCTTTCTAAAGATAGAAGAAATGCCAGTGTTAAGTTGTTTTACCAAACAGAAGGACGTTGGCCGGTCTTTACAAACTCAGAGGACTTAGAAAGTTTGAGTGACTATGCTATAGCAACTGGCCTTGGTGGTAGTGACAGCCCTCTACAGAACTAAGTATCTTTAACGCCTATCTCCTGATCCACCTATCTTACCCCTCTTCTTACGTGAGTTAAGCTTATTCTTATTACGCATAGCTATCTGACCTAACGACATATTAAGGTCAGTGGCTATGGCCGCACAATACCATAGTACATCCCCAAGCTCCTCTGCAATATTCTCCCTCCAATCAGGCGGCATTTTATCTATGCCATCTCTCACAATCTTCTTAACCTTATTGGCTACCTCTCCTGCTTCGCCTGTCAGGCCAAGTGCAGGATAGAGTATCTTCATACTATGGGGATAGATAGCTGTCTCTTTGGCCTCTGCTTGATAATCATCAAACGTAAAGGCACTTCCTTTTTCTTTCATGTATTCCTCCGCTTCATCAAAAATGGTTTTCATTATACGCCTGTCTTTGGAAGTTAGTTTCATTCCGTTCATTCTCCTTCAGTCTATCGAAGTACGCCCGGTTATACCCCCTTTCCCATTCCTTGAATTGCATAGTATTCTTAGGGTAAGGGTTGGCGGTGGTGACGATAGTAGCTCCCCCGACAAGCTGCTTAGTCCACTGCTTAGCCTGTTTAAAGACCTCGTACCCAGCCTTGTACTGTATCTTTAACGGTGGCCGTGAGTACTTCTCATAATAATACTTACTTCGCGCCATACTACAGTCCCTCCAATTCATTAATTTTGAGATTATAACAGTCTGCCCTAACGGTATAGTTATTACTAGGATCAACATCCCCCTTCTGTAGGAAGGAAGCCTTCTTAAAATATTCTTCCTTACCAATTTTACCTAGATACCACCCCTCTGTCAAGTCTTTTTTGACCCGGACAAAGGCATAAAAATCACAGTCTTGCTTGGTATTATACTTAGCAATACTACACTCATAATGTGGTAGGGGTTCTACGGATGTCTGTTTAGTTTTTACATCTACCTTTGTACCACTGGGTGTTACAAGGTCATACTCATATGTATTTTCCCACGTACCTCCTAAGCAGGCCAGAGCTATCTGCTCTCCAACAAACCCAGCTAGGTTTCCTCTCCCAAATAAAATAGAGTTATTAAGCTTACCCATTTCAGATGCTTTCTGACGGGCGTTATCAATCATGTCAAGTGTAATGTCTACCTGTTTCATTTTTATTACTCCTTAAAATATTGTGGGACTTAAAGGTATTCCCCATGTTCATCTAAGTTTATCCAACTAATAGGGAACAGTTTAACACATCTCCCTGCAATTTGCTCTGCAATCTTTCTGGTTTCTTTCTGTGCATCACTAACAATGCGCTGTGTATATACCCTATGAAACGCTGCGAGGCTTCCTGTCCAGTACCATTCAGTATATGTAGACTGTGGCAATACCATACGTGCTTGTTCTGGTGCGATGCCAGCATCTAACATGTTCTGATAGCACTGTAGAGC